CGATGTCGCAAGCAAGAAGTTAGGCGAAGCGTACATGCCGCACATGAAAGTGATCGAGCAATGGGCATACAACCTTGCATACACGCAATGGACGCTTGACGAAATGAGAGAGGGTTTACCGTGGCTGCATCTGACGAAAACCGAAAGTATGCGGGTGGCGCAATAGGCGCCGCGATCGCATCGATCATCGCTGCCGCCGGTTCGATCGGTGGTGCTGTGTATTTCTTCGAGGAACATTTTCTCACGCACGACACGGGCGTTTCACGTGAAACGGCAGAAGTTGTTTTCGCGACGAAAGCAGAACTGCTGCTCGCACAAGAAGAGACGCATGACTACCTGCTCGACCTTCGCATCGAACAAGCTGCACAGCGTCAACGTGATCTCGAAGATCGCGAACGCGTGCGCGCCTTATCAACCAACGAGAAGCGACGTCTCAAAGAAGCAGATCAAGAACTCGAACGACTCTACAACCTGAAAGAGCAGTCACGATGAAGGAGATAGCATGACACCACCACTGAGAGTTTTCATCGGTTACGATCACGCAGAATCAGTTGCGTTTCATACGCTCTGTAGTTCGATCTGGCGGCACGCGTCAGTACCGGTAGCAATCACACCGATTGCACTGCATACGCTCGCTGACGTGCTCGACAGACCGCGTGACCCCATGCAATCGAATGAATTCGCTTTCTCGCGCTTTCTCGTACCGTATCTGTGCGGTTACGAAGGTCGGGCAGTGTTCATGGACTGCGACATGCTGGTCAGCGATGACATTCTGAACCTGTTCGCGTATGCCGATGATGACTACGCAGTGCAGGTGGTGAAACACAACCACGAACCTGAAACGACGGTGAAGTATCTGGGCACGACCCAGACGAAATACGAAAAGAAGAACTGGACAAGTGTCATGTTATTCAACTGCGCAGAGTGTAAAGCGCTGACCCCTGAATACGTGAACACCGCGCCCGGTCTCGACCTGCATCAATTCAAGTGGCTCGAAGGTGATCACCGCATCGGCGATCTGCCGCTCGAATGGAACTTTCTCGTCGATTACTACCCGACGCGCGACTACGCAACGATCAGCAACGCGCACTTCACCGAAGGTGGCCCGTACTTTCAGGCATACAGGGACTGCAGTTATTCGCGCGAGTGGTGGGACGCGTTTTACTACATGCGCCACTGCACTGAAGGCACTGACAAACCGAGGAGTGAGGTCGCCTAACTACAGGTAACGACTCATGGCATTCGATACAACAATCGCGGGCATCAACGCGAACAGCTATACCACCCTTGCGACCGCGAGCACGTATTTCAGCGAGCGCTTGAACTCAACGGTGTGGACGGCTGCCGCGTCTGCACTGCAAGAGACTGCACTGATACACGCGACGCGCACAATCGACTACTGGATCGATTGGTCGGGGTATCGATCAACCGAAGAGCAAAACCTTCGCTGGCCGCGCTATGACGTGCAAGACCCTGACGGTTATACGTTCGACAGCGACATCATTCCCGGTTTCTTGCAAGACGCAACCGCAGAACTTGCGTACTACCTGATGCAAGAAGACCGCACTGCAGAACCTGACACGAAGGGTTTCAAAGAACTTGCAGTCGGTTCGTTGAAACTGGTCGTCGATAAAGAAGACCGCGACAGCATCACCGTCATACCCGACACGGTGCTGTCGATGCTCGAACCTTACGGCGAGATACGATCGCGCGGCGGTTCACCGTTCGCTACATTGGAGCGCACATGAAATGGGCATTCGTGACGTCTTCTCGAAGGGTGCACAAACAATTTTCGCTGCCGTTGGCGATGTGCCCGAAACAGCATATTACTATGTACATGCGTCCGCGGTTTATGATGTGTCGTCCGGCACCGTCTCGACGGGCGCGTCGGCAGTAGTCACGACGATGGTGTTCGAGAACTACACGAACATGGACGTCGCGAACAAGAACGTCAAACCGACTGACCTGAAAGCAACGATTCCGCAAGCGTACCTGTCAGCGATCTATCCCGACACACGCGACCACGTGCAGAAGATCGAGGCCGGCGTCAGTGTGCGCTATGACGTGATCGACATCGGTCAAGACCCTGCTGGGGCCACTTGGGAGTTTCAACTGCGCAAGCCATGATCCGCGTCACGAATCAACGAGAGTTCGACATCAGTCTGAAGAAGATCGCGAAAAAGATCGAGGTCGATGCAGGCACGCTCGTGCGCAAGGTTGCGTTCGACCTGTTCAACGGTGTCGTCTCGCGCACACCGGTCGATACGGGGTGGGCACGCTCGTCGTGGAACATCGCGTTCAGAACGCCCGACTTGTCTGTGCCGCCTAAACCCGCAAGTGGCGGTGAGTCTGCTGCGATCGCTGCGAACAATGCGCAAGAAGCGAAACTCGACCAGATCAAAGCAGGTGACTTTCCAACGGTTTGGATTACGAACGCGCTCGACTACATCGAATACCTTGAAGCGGGGCACAGCAAGCAGGCAGGCAAGGGTTTCATGGTACAGCGCACGCTCGCAGAGACGCGCGCAGACGTCAACAGAGCATTAAAGGCGCTGGGGTAACACATGAGTTTTTCGACAGTAGTCAGAGACATTGAGGCGCGCCTAATTGCGAACTGGGCGACGACGGTGATCGATATCAATCCGAACGCTGACTTCAAGCCGCCTGCCTATGACACCGCATGGATCAAGCTGCGCATATTCAACGAAAAGACAGATCGAACAAACGTCGGCAATCCCGGTTGTCATCGCACGATCGGCACGATCATCATTCAGATATTCACGCCACTGAACAGCGGTACACGCACCGCGATCGGTTACGGTGACACACTCGCAGAAATCTTTCGTGACCAGCAGTTCAACGGTATAACGTGCAGAGAGGCACATGTCGAAGACGTCGGTGAAATGGACGGTCGGTGGCAGACGAACCTGATAGTGCCTTTCTATTGGGATGCACGTCACACCGTTTGATGTGCAGACGTCTACGCGCATACTGCACGAGACTTTGATTCGCCTTGCAAAAGGTATGATCAAAGCGTGGGAGGAGTGGTTGAAACACAACTGCAAGTAGGATAGAGTCGCCTAAACGGGTTCGCGATCAAGTCTCGCTCAAACGCCTCACTGGTCAGTGCCTCCCCGTATCTTGTAACTAAACAGATACTGGGAGAACCCACATGGCCTTTGCTGATTCAAACCGCGTGGGTCTGCGCTACGTCGAAGAGAGCGTTTATGCTTCGACACCGGCCGGACCCGACATGCAAGAACTCAACTTCACTTCTGAATCCCTGAAGTCGAACGTCAACACCGTCACATCTGAAACGATCCGTTCTGACCGCAACGTCTCTGACATCACGCAGGTCGGTGGTGGCGCAGGTGGCGATATCGGTTTCGAAATGCGTTACGCAGACATCGAGCCGTTGATCGCGGGTGCAATGCAAACTTCATGGGTCACGACCGCAGTGTCGACGACTGTCGCGGTTGCGAACTTCTCTGCCGCGAGCATCGATGCTGATTCATCTGCACTGAACCACGTGGTCGAAGGTCAGTTTCTGCGCGTGCGCAACGCAACCACGACCGCAAACGACGGTGACTACCGCGTCACTGGCGTCGCAACTGTCAACGGTAGCACCACGACTATCCAGTTAGCCGATGCGTCGAGCGGTGCAGCCGCGTCGTTCACATCTGAAGTATTCGCTGCAGGTACGTCGCTCGTCGGTCGTCACATTCGCAACGGTACAACTCCGAAATCGTTCACCGTCGAGAAAGAATTCGCTGACGTGTCCTCGTTTGCACAGTACGCCGGTATGCGCGTCACTGCGCTGTCGCTGAACTTCGAGTCGCAAGCGATTCTGACCGGCACGATCGGTTTCGTCGGTAAGTCGCAAGCGACATCGTCTGCAACGGTTGCAAGTACAACGACTGCAGCAACCACGAACAAGGTCATGAACGCATCGGGCAATGTCGCACGCATCTGGGAAGGTGGTCAAGCGATCGCCGGTGTGTGCTTCCAGTCGCTGTCTCTCGACGTGAACAACAACCCGCGTGAACAGACGAAGGTCGGTTCAGACGCACTCGCAGGTGTCGGTACTGGTCGCTGTGAAATCAGCGGTGCGGTCACTGCGTACTTCGAGAACAACGCACTGATCGACAAGTTCACGAACGGTACGAAGTCGAACTTCCGTTTCCAGACAACTGATCTCGACGGTAATAGTTATGTCATCGATCTGCCGTTGATCACGTACACAGACTTCACGATCGCTGCCGGTGGCGGTAATCAGGACGTCGTACAGGATGGCACGTGGGGTGCTTCGATTGACTCGAACGGTGTGTACTCGATTCAGATCGACGCGCTCGACGCTTAATCGCGGTTAACTCAACTGGAGGAAATTAATGGACCTGAATATCTTCAAAACTGATGAGCAGAAGTCTGACGAGGGCGTGTGGTGTCCCGTCGATGTGAAGACCGATATCAAGATCGGGCGCTATGGCAACCGCACGTTTCAGCGAGCACTGAAGCGTGAAATGCAGCCATACAAGCGACTGATCGATCGCGACGCGCTCGACGACGAGACTGCTGACAAGGTACTTGTCAACGCTATCGCCGAAGGTCTATTGCTTGACTGGCGTGGCATGACGCGAGACGGCGAACCGTTGCCGTACTCGCGTGAAGCCGCAATCGAAATACTGAGCAACAAACAGTTTCGCGACTTTCGCCAACTGGTCGTTGAACTGGCGCAAGACATGCAACTGTTTCGCGAAGAAGAGGTCGAGCAGAACGAGGGAAAGTCGCAGAGTTTGTCCGATGGCAACTTGAGTGGGGAGAACGAGAAGACTTCCTCCGCAGCATAACATCGTCACTCGGTCACGAGCCTGAGGCTTTACAGCGCAAGCCCGAACTACCTGACGAACTGCGTGAGTATGTCATCGCGTTCGGCGTACTAACACGCAGTCGACAGGTGGGTTTCGCACTGGGACCCATCCCGCTATCTGAAATGGATGCGTACTGCAACATGTTCGAGGTCGATGACATTGAAATGTTCGTGCGATTAATGACTGCAATGGACGTCGCGTATCTCGACGTTAAGCGACGCGAGGATAAATAATGGATGCAGTCTATGGGCTAGTCGTCGATTCGAGCGGTGTCTCGACCGGCGTACGACGAGCAAAACAAGAACTCGGTAAGCTACCTGTTGAAACGCGCAAAGTCGCGCGTGAAATGG